CAATGGCGAAGTGCAATCTCAACAAAAAGTCCTCAAGCTCTCAGTCAATGTCCCTGCAGGAATGTCAGCGGACGACTACGCTGCTGAAATGCAGCGGTATCTCTTCCCAGGAGGGACATCAACCCCTGGGAACACCTCTGGACTCTCAGTTGCGTACGTGGCAAACGTATGCGCAAAGTCTGATGGATCCAAGGATGCCGTTGAAGAAGAGATACAAAAGAACTCGGAGTCGGTCAGTGATGACTCTGACGATGAGGATGGGTCCTATGAAGTTCTCAGTGACAGTTCGCGCAACGCCACGCTCGAAACCAGAGAAGGTTGTTCGAAAGCCGAACTGGCTCATGGTGAGACCGGGAGTCATTCTTCTCGGTCAGTGGAATCCGGCGCCCATAAAGTTGGGCGCGAAGTGAGTCCGCGTAGACCGGCGCGGCCCTCGTGGGTGAAGTTCTACCGCAAGCTCGCATGGCGACTGTGGCAAGGACAAGCATACTACGGGGATGTTCCATGGTGGTATATACGCCTTTTCGGAACATGGAGGTGCGAAGATCCGTTTGCTCAGTTTTCCGCTCCTTTGCGGAATATTCTTTTTTGGTCCGATTGGCTGGATATGGGATTCATGTTCGGGTGCTGGATTTCGGGCGCGTCCGTTCTTTTGGGACTGCCTTTCGCGTTGGTTGGAGTAGGCCTTTGGGCCACGCTCGCCGGCGTGGGAGCCTTCCTGTCTGGAGGACAAAGCGTTGCGAGACCCTTCACCGGCTCTGTGCAAGCTCATATCGCCGATCCGAAGAAGACAGCAGAACGGTTGTTAGGTGTCACTCTTTTTGCGACATGCTTTGCTCTCGTGTTCTGGTATGTTTGGCGTCGCCGCGATAGTGAGGAGGTCCTCCGTGAGGCCCGTGAAAAGCAGATCCCAAAGGCTGGGTTTCTCACGAAAATTCTTGGTCTCATCGCTGTTTGTATTACAGCAGTCTACGGCGCCCTCATCTCGAAAGAGGTGATTGCTGCCGTGGGTGCAGTCTCGCGTGCAAGGGGACTGCATGGTGTTGCTCATGATCTCATCACCAAATTCCCTGCTCTGTGGGAAGATGTTGCGGCGTTGTTTGGTGCCGAAGGAGCCCGGAGTTCCGAGGCTCCTCTCGGTGACCCAGTGCCAGTCCTAGATTCGTACCAGGATTATCTTGCTCTTTCAGAGGATGATCAAGACCGTTACCGCAAGAAGTATACGCTCAAACGCTGCGATGTGTCGCCTTTTTTCGCTATGCCAGAAGCAGAACGCGAAAAGATGGCCAAAGCAGCAGCTGCCGCCGACGTTATGGTTGGTGGTGGTGCAGGGGTACTTGTTTATGCGGCGTGGAATGCAATCCGAAATACGAAAGTTCAATGGACGAATGGCTGCTTTTATGCCATGATGGGAGCTCTGGGAGGTTTGTGTGGACTGATCCTTGTTCTTGCGGTTGTGAGATCACGGAGAAACCGAACCTCCCTCCTTCGGGAGTTGAATTTTCTCGAAGAAGGCATGTGGAGAGGCGAAATGGGTCCTTGTAAACCCACATTCACGAAAGACAAGGTCGTGCTTGGTGGGAAGGACTACGTTCCGTATGCGATCCGCGTGAGCGGCGGAAAGGTGGGCCTCGTTTTTCCTGAAGATCCTGAAAAAGAAGTTTGTCTTGTCCTCCGCGATCTCGATGATCGGAAACGTGGGATCATCATCGAGAAGATCAAGCCCTTTGAACTTGTGCCCATGAAGTTCCGACTCGAAGGCAGAAAACGGCGCTTCGTACCATCAGCCGGTTCCAATTACGCCCATGACGATTTTGCGCTCACGGGAGACCCTGAACAGGAGCTTGAAGATAAGCTCGGTGGGTTGACTCGACGGCAGCGGAAGAACAAACAGTATTGGGATACATTCGATGAGTTCACGTCAGCGGATTACCAACCTGTTGTCTTCGGTATGAAAGATATGGCGGATCAGGAAGTGACGATGGGGGAGTTTGCCCAGATTGCAGCTGACGAGTACGCTGAATTTTTGAGGAAAGGTGGTCGGTCGTGGGCCGACTACGATGAAGCTGGTGAATGGCGCGCTGTTGCCGAGCGCGCCTCCACAGGCAAACTTACGGGGAAAGATGAGAAACGTATTCAAGAACAGCTGGATCTCATCAACCGTATTTATGGCCGAGTGAGGACACCGCGTGCAGGAGGGCTGGCAGAGGCCTTGCTCTCCCCTAGTCACGTTAGCGCCTCAATGGTTCCAGTTGCTGTCTCTGGCGCTGGTGAGCCCATCAAGGAAAAACGCAGTTCGGCGCGTCTTCGGATGCGCTGTGTTGTGAAAGAAAGTGCGGTGAGTGCAAGCGTGGTGGTGCCTAAGGCGGAAACGTCAGGACCTAGCGTGAAGCAATTGGAGGCGCCTAAGACAGAAATGCCAAGGCCTCCGTCGTCACCCGTTGCGCAGGCGCCTAAGGCAGCAATGCCAGGGTCAGCGTTGCCGGTGGCGAAGGCCGCACCGAAGGTGGGTACGCCAATTACAAAGGCGGTTGCGAAAGCCGAGGAAGTTGCTGCCGCATGTGTCGGGAAGGAAGCTATTGTTCCCGGTAATGCGGCGCTCGACTGCGACCACTGGAAAGCTCTTGTTGTTCCAGTGTTGTGTGAGTCGGGAAAAGGTTTGTCTTTGCGTGGAAATGGTTTTTGTGTTGGTCAGTTCTTTTTGACAGCGCACCACTTGTTGACGAAAGGGTGCGAAAAGGGAGAAGTGTGCCCGCTCTTTGTTCTTGATGGGGAGAAGGCTTTGAAATTGGAATTCGTTCGCGGAGACGCGGATATGGATTTTGCTCTTTTCAAGAAGCCTGCCCTACCGGGATTGAAGTCTGTCGCCACGGATGTGTGTTTAAATTCACAGTATTGTAAGTTGGCCGGGTGGTATCCAAAAGAAACCGGGTGGACTTTCAGAACGTGTAATGCCGTTGTTCAAGCTGACGGTACGCACAACGCGTCGACGGAGTGTGGAGTCTCGGGAGCGCCCATAATCAATGGCGATGGTAGAGTCGTATTGATGCACCTTGGGGCCTTTGCAAGTGGCGACCTGAATGTGGGGTTGCCGCTCACGAAGGCTTTTATTGAAATCCTTGTCACTGAGGGAAAGATCGACAAAAAAGCTTTGCGGGCAGTTATGGAAACGTCCGCATCATCAGGAGCACAAGTTGCTGCGCTAGTTTCCCGGAATCAGATCGTGATACACGGGAAACCGAATGAAGGGTTGTTGGCCTTGTGTGAGACGAAACCACAGGTTTTGGGTTCCACACGGCTTATTGCCCCGATGGCGCAAAGGGAGTCAGTTGATCCGTTCTGGAGGCAGTTTGTACTGGAACACGCTGAGTTGAGGGACCATTTCGGGGAAGAGGTTTTGCAGTATGATCATTCTGCGATGACAAGCGTAGCATATCAGAAGGCCGTCGCCAAATACTGTACACTGATGCCGACCATCAGTTGGGACAGAGATTGGATATTGGCGGAGGATTGGATGCATCGCGTCTTTTGGCCTTTCATGCGGGAATCGAGCGTTATGACCTTAGGGGAAACGCTCTTCCATATGGCGAAGGATACGTCACCAGGACCTGTTCTCAAGATGTGGTTCCAAAATAAAGGCGATGCCTTGGTGGGCGGAGGGACGGAGTTCGTGCACCGTCTCATTTCATCGTTGGATTTGCCAGGTTCGGGCATGACCTTTGCGGGTGCTCGTCTGAAGGATGAAATTCGACCTCTTGATCGGGTTGAGGAAGAGAAGACTCGTCTTTTTCTCGCCTTTCCAATGGATCATCATGTCGCTACTGCGATGCTTTGTAATGACATGAATGAGAAGTTGCACGACGCGGGTCGGCGCTTTCAAGTGCCTTCCACTGTAGGGATCTCTGTTCAAGGCCGTGCGTTTGCGCACATTGGCAAACGTGTGATGGAGTGGAGCGATGGAGTTCCAGAAAGAATACACTGTGGCGACATTTCCGGATATGATGCCCGAATGCACTCTGCATTTCAGGAAGCTGTGGCGTGGTTTCGTTTCACCTGTCTTCGACGGGAGGAACAGACCTTCGGTAACCTATGCTGGTTCGGAAATCTGTACCGGGATGTCGTCAAAACACCGGTGATTCTATCTGATGGGTTGGTGGTTCTCCTTGATCACCAACCCAGTGGGTTTGCTAATACATCCCAGGACAACACGCTCGCTCTGTTTCTGGTTTTGGCGTGGGTCTGGCTCAGAAATGGTGGGACCCGTGATATTGATGCTTTTCGTCAGGCCGTGTTGCTCTTCCTGTATGGGGATGATTCAGTTCAGGCCTTGACTGAGGATGCTGTTCCGTTCATGGGAAAGCAGAAGGTGAAGGATGCTCTGGAGGAGATAGGGTGGGAGATTGATTTCTCCCAGCACCTTGAATTTCTCGGGCATTTTGTGATGTGGAGTTCTCAATATGATTGTTATGTTCCGGTGTTTCCAAATGCCAAGATGGCTGGTGCTCTGTCCCTTGTGGGTGGTGACACTCTTGACCATGCTATCTCAAAAGCAGTCTCTCTTCGCATTACTGCGTTCACTGATCCAGATCTCTTTCCCATTCTCGATCGGTATGTCAATTGGCTTCTTGATCAGTATGATCCGACTGATCGTTATGGCTACCGAAAATCTCTTATGCCGTATACAACTCTTGAACACATGTACATCCCTCAATGCCAAGGGCGTTCCAAAAGCGATGGAAATTCGAAGTTTTGGGACGAAATCCCGCATAATCAATATGCGGGGATTCTCTTGTGGTTGTGGTACCTGAGACTTGAAAGGACCAACCAGTTGCGTTATGTGCCCCAGGCCAAAGGTTTGGCTCCTGAGAAGGAGGCGAACTATAGGCTTGTTGCTCTTCGGTGGCATCAGTACCGGATCGCAATGGAATTGATGGAGAAGATGTGGAAGAGTGCGCGAATTCTCTATTCGCAGGAGTACGTTCCACAGTGCCGCGACGTGTTGCCCTTACGGGAGCGTCGTGCTTTCCTCGACGGAGGTGCCATAACGATCAATCACGTCGAGAAAAGTCCGTGCAAAGGAGAAAAGATTCATGACATGTCAACAAAACAACAGCGAAAGGCGGCCAAGGCCGCTCTGCTGCGAGGAGTCAACGCCGAGGAGCTTGCAAGTCGCAAGCTTCAGTCCAGAGCAGATAAAGCAGCTGCAAGGCTTCGAATGTCAAGTTCGAGCAGCAGTAACTCTTCTGCAAAACGTGCAGCTCGAAGCGTCTCTCGAATCGAGCTGCTCCCAGTTCCCACTGAACAGCGTCGACTATTGGCAAGCGCGGCTGGAAGTTCTGATGCAGCGCTTGTGCAAGAGTACTCCGCGTGTCTCATGAATCCGGATATGGTCCAGTGTCGAATCCCGGATGCTGTACCAGAAAAGAGTTTCCTTGAGTACGAGATCAAGGAGTTTGATGTGCCCGTTACATTTCAAACGCCAGGGACGAAGGACGATGGGAGGTTTTCAATCCTATGCCAACCGATACTCGGGTCGGCGTCTTCACCAAATCTATACCAAAATGCGCTCGTCAACACTGCCGGAGGGTGGCCGTCGGATTTTTCTTCGACGGCTTCGTACACCGGTGTTGTTGGCGGGAATGATTTGCGGGTTTCAGATTATGCGGACGTTTTGACCATGCCCGAGTTGTCGAACTATTTTGCGGAAGCGGCGGGGGTGACGGGGGGCAACGCCCCTTTTAGCTCCGTTGTCGCTGTTCAGCCAGAATCGTATCAGCTGAATGTTCCATATTCAGCCACCGTTCCAAGCGCGGGTTCCAATTTCTCCATTCCTGTGGGGGTTTACCGCGTTACAATGATTGGTGCTGGTGCAGGCAGTGATTTTACTGCGCCCACTGTCCCGACACTGATTCCTCCCACTGGAGGCGTGATTAATGGGGAGAACTCAAATCGCGTCATCAATGTTCCGAGCAATCAGAGTCTTGATACGTGGGTGGCGGTGGTCAATATCACCCAACCAGGAACGGTTTTTCAGGTGGCGAACGCAAATACCCCTGTGGAGTATCAGATCTGGATCTCACCGATCGATACGACCACGGTTGTCCCGAACACAGACCAGGGGATTGTTCGACTGGGTAGGCCATGTGCAATGAGCGTGTGGGCGTCGTATATTGGGCCGACGCTCACCGATGGTGGCAATATTGCCGGTGCTTTGTTGGCCGGTGATACAACCGACTCCAACTATGTCACGTTCAATCCACAGAACGACGTTGGAGCATTGCAGTACTGGGAGCTTTTGGCAAAAGTTCCTGGTGCGAGAGAAAACCCCCTGCGGAAGGGTCTTTATGTGTATTGGTCACAAAAGAACAACTTGGATTTTTCCTTTCGCAAGCCATCGGAGATGAATGCGTTCGATTATCCCGTGATCGTGATCTCAGGACAGTTCTCGCCTGGGCAAGTCGTATCGTCTCCACAGTCCATTGTGAGAATCAGAGTGTGCCGCGTCTTTGAGTACCAGACTGAGGTTCGCCTCTTTGAGCTGGACGGGCACTTTGGGAGCCAAGCCATTCTCGATGAAATCGGAAAAATCATGTCCATGTTGCCTCATGCCATGGAGAATGATAAGCACGACGGATTCATTGGGGGTGTGCGAAAGTTTCTGACAGACGCAGCACGTTGGGGGTTTGCCAACAAGGACACCCTCTTGAAGTTGGCGGCGCTGGGCGCCTCTTTGATCTGATCTTCGCGAGTGTGTGAGGTAGAGGTTCTGGTGGTTTCGTCTTTTTCCTCCAGAGTGCCTTTGCTGTGTGTTCCATGCACTATAAATCTTTTTGTAATTCATCACCGTAAGGTTATCGTGTTCCTCAAAAACAATGTGGGTTCTCTGAATTACCAAAAAAAAAAAAAAAAAAA